TGCACTTCGAAGAAGTACGCCGTCACGTCTCGACCGATGCGGCCCACGCCTACGGCGGTTTTCTCGCCACGCTCACTGCGTGGTGTGAGCACCACCAGATCCCGTACCAAGGCGTGCCCGTCGGCACGATCAAGAAACACGCCACTGGCAAAGGCAATGCTGGCAAGGCGGACGTGATTACGGCGATCCGTGCGCGTGGCCATAACCCAGTCGATGACAACGAAGCTGATGCTCTGGCCCTGCTGAACTGGGCCATCGCCCAGCACGCACTGGAACCGGAGGTGTGAGATGAAACTGCCAACACCCCAATACCGTTGCCCACTGGGACGGCTGCAGCCTGACGTTCAGGACGTAGACGTTATCAAGCAACGCGGCTGGCGCGACCAGCATATCCTCGTCGTCAATGCCGATGACGAACGTCTGGATTGGATGGAGCGTGAACTGGTGCGCCAGATCGGTGAACGTCTCTACGGTACAGGAGGACGACGTCATGGCTAACCGTCGCAACGCTTGGACTATTGAAGACGTGGCCGCGCGCTTCGAGGAGGCTGCCAGTACTGGACGACGCTTACCTCCGGTACGTGTGCAAGGCTATTTCAATTGCTGGCCTGCCATCGTGCGCAAAGAGTGGGAGTCATTTGCCGCAGATGAGAAGGTGTACCGTCCGTTTCCGCCAAGCCCGGATGCCATCGACCGGATGCTGGAAACGATGCAGTGGGTGCAATGCCTGGAAGTCGAGCAGCGACATCTGGTATGGATGCGGGCGAAACGTTATGGCTGGCGGGACATCACGATTCGATTCGCCTGCGACCGCACCACGGCGTGGCGCAGGTGGCAAAAGGCGTTGGAGACAGTCACGACAATGCTCAACACTGCCAACGGCCATCAGGTTTCAACTTCCTGAGCAACGTAGGGTAATGGGTGATGCGTTTGTCTTTGTCTTGATGCATTTGTCCTTTTTGGGGGCTGCCGGACATGCAACAAAACACCCGGGAGTGGCGTAGTATTTCAGCTATCTTCTGGACAGCGGTGACAGCAAAGGAAGTGGCCCAAGGCAAAAGGGGTCCTTCCTGGCCAAAAACCAATGCGGGGGGAGCGAGCGCGGCGCTTTTTTAGCGTCAGGGCGCGAACCAAGGTTCGCACGGTTCGCAGTTCGCACCCCGCCAGTTCGCACTAACCCCAAAACCCGCCCACGGCTTCGTCGGCGGGTTTTCTATTTTCAGGACACCATCTTTGAACACGCTCAACGTCGAGTACCGCAAGGTCGAGGCGCTGATTCCCTACGCCCGCAATCCGCGCACGCATTCCGATGCGCAGATCGCCAAGATCGCCGCCAGCATCGTCGAATACGGCTGGACAAACCCGGTTCTGGTTGATGGCGACAACGGCATCATCGCAGGCCACGGTCGTCTGGCTGCTGCTCGCAAGCTTGGGCTGGATCAAGTGCCGGTGATCGAACTGGCTCACCTCAGCACCGCGCAGAAACGTGCGCTGGTCATCGCCGACAACAGACTGGCGCTTGACGCTGGCTGGGATGAGGAGATGTTGGCGCTCGAACTGGCGGAGCTTTCCGAAGCAGGTTACGAGCTGTCGCTGACCGGCTTCGAGAACATCGAGATCGACGCGCTGCTGGCTGATGCCACGTCCGCTGAAGCAGAACCGGTGGTGCAGGATGAAGCAGACGTCAACGAACCCGATGCAGCAGACGATGTGCCTGCTGCGCCAGTGGTCGCAGTGTCGCGCGAAGGCGATCTCTGGGCCATCGGCTCGCACCGATTGATCTGTGGCGACGCCGCCGACCCAGCCGTTGTCGCCACGCTGATGAAGGGTGACACCGCGCAGCTTTGCTTCACCTCGCCGCCTTATGGCAATCAGCGCGACTACACCTCCGGCGGCATTGCCGATTGGGATGGCCTGATGCGCGGTGTGTTCGCAGATTTGCCGATGACGGACGACGGTCAGGTGCTGGTCAACCTTGGGCTGATCCACCGAGACAACGAAGTCATCCCCTATTGGGACGGCTGGCTGTCCTGGATGCGTCAGCAAGGGTGGCGGCGCTTCGCGTGGTACGTCTGGGATCAGGGGCCAGGCATGCCTGGCGACTGGCAGGGCCGGCTGGCTCCCAGCTTCGAGTTTGTTTTCCACTTCAATCGCAGCACCCGCAAACCCAACAAGATCGTGCCTTGCAAGCACGCAGGCCAGGAATCACACCTGCGCGCTGACGGGTCGTCCACGGCGATGCGTGGCAAGGATGGCGAGGTGGGCGGCTGGACGCACAAGGGTCAGCCGACGCAGGACACGCGCATCCCCGACTCGGTGATCCGCGTGATGCGCCACAAGGGCAAGATCGGGCAGGACATCGATCACCCGGCTGTGTTCCCGGTGGCGTTGCCGGAGTTTGCCATCGAGGCTTACACCGAAGCCGGAGATATTGTGTTCGAGCCCTTCGGTGGAAGCGGTACCACGATGCTGGCCGCGCAGCGCACTGGCCGCCTCTGCCGCAGCATGGAGATCGCACCGGAGTACGTGGACGTGGCCATCAAGCGCTTTCAGCAGAACCACCCTGGCGTGCCGGTCACGCTGCTGGCAACAGGTCAATCGTTCGAACAGGTTGCCGCCGAGCGGGCCACCACCGTTGATGATGAGGTGCTGGCATGAACTGGTTGGCAGACAAGATCGAGCAGTGGCCAACCGCCAAACTGCTGCCCTATGCACGCAATGCGCGGACGCACTCGGATGATCAGGTAGCCCAGATCGCCGCATCGATTGCCGAGTTTGGTTTCACCAATCCGATCCTTGCTGGCAGTGACGGCGTGATCGTTGCCGGGCATGGACGCTTGGCCGCAGCACAGAAACTTGGGCTGGAGATTGTGCCCGTGGTCGTACTCGATCACCTGAGCCCAACCCAGCGCCGCGCCTTGGTCATCGCAGACAACCGCATCGCCGAGAACGCAGGCTGGGATGATGCGATGTTGCGGATCGAGTTGGAGGCCCTGCAGCTGGACGGTTTCGACCTCGAAATCACCGGCTTTGATGCTGACGCGCTGGCCGAACTGATCGCGGGCGACGAGCCGAACAACGAAGGCCAGACAGATGAGGATGCGGTTCCGGAGGTTGGCGAGACACCGATCTCGCGTCCAGGCGACGTCTGGATCATGGGCCAGCACCGACTGCTGTGCGGCGACTCGACCGTGGCAGAGAGCTATGCCCGGCTGATGCAAGGCGACGTGGCAGACATGGTGTTCACCGACCCGCCGTACAACGTGAACTACGCCAACAGCGCCAAGGACAAGATGCGCGGAAAGGATCGCGCGATCCTCAACGACAACTTGGGCGATGGCTTCTACGACTTCCTTCTGGCAGCACTGACGCCCACCGTCACCCATTGCCGGGGCGGTATTTACGTAGCGATGTCATCCAGCGAACTGGATGTGCTGCAGGCGGCCTTCCGCGCCGCCGGTGGCAAGTGGTCGACGTTCATCATCTGGGCCAAGAACACCTTCACGCTGGGCCGTGCCGACTACCAGCGCCAGTACGAACCGATTTTGTACGGATGGCCCGAGGGTGCGCAACGCCACTGGTGTGGTGACCGCGATCAGGGCGATGTGTGGGCTATCAAGAAGCCGCAGAAGAACGATCTGCATCCGACGATGAAGCCGGTGGAGCTGGTCGAGCGAGCCATCCGAAATTCGAGCCGCCCGGGTAACGTGGTACTCGATCCGTTCGGTGGTTCTGGCACAACGTTGATTGCGGCCGAAAAGTCAGGTCGCGTCGCGCGGCTGATCGAACTTGATCCGAAGTACGTGGATGTGATCGTGCGCCGGTGGGAGGACTTCACCGGCCAGACGGCTATCCGCAAGGCGGCAGACCAGGAAGTGTGCGCCAGTTGAATGGCTGGCCGGGCTGCTTGGTCTCTTCTTCCTCGGCGATACGCCGCAGGATTTGCATAGTGGTGAGATCGCGCGGCAGTGCCATGCACATGATGCGCACGGCCTGCTCGATGGAAATGTCGGGACGCCGGTTGGCAATCAGCCAACGCAGCGCATGCTCCCGTTCATTGGCGAGCGTTTTCATCAGGCTGCCAACTCTTCGCAGATCTCGGAGTGGATCACAAAGCCTGTCAGGTAAGGCAGGCCGCGCGGTATGCCGTGCTGCTTGCTGGTCTGGCGGCCAATCGTCCAGCCCATCCAGCGTTGGGTGGCGGCGTTGATCGCATCCTGCAAGGCTTGTCCTTGGTACAAACCGTTCTGGACGTCGTCGGCAAAGTGGCGTCCGTGGCGGCTGTCGAGGAAGATTCGCACGGACTCGAGGGGCTGGTGAGTGGCGTCCGAGATGGCGGTCATGGTCAAGGGCCATGCGGCTTCCGCGTGCTCGTTCATCGTGCCCCAAAAGCCCCAGGCTTCGTTCTGGGTGGCAGGGATCTGGTTGTTGGTCATGGCGTTTTCTCCTTCGGTTTGATCGTTGCGACACCTGTAGTAACGCGCTGTTCGATTGAGAAGCCAAGGTGTTCCTGGCTTCTTTTTCCATCAATTTCGATCACCCGAGACGGGCTACGTAGCGGGCGTAATCACCGCCCTCGGGATTGACGTAGAGATAGGGTCGTCCAGGAGCAGTGACCTCGACGCAAAGGTAGCCGTCGCCAGTGCCACCACCCTTGCCACGCAGCCAGTCGCGTGACACCAGCAGGCTGCGCCCAAAGGCATCGAATTCGGCAGGGGTCAGTTCCTTGGTCTCGGTGACGTAGACCTTGTGCTGGTCGCGACCGCCCAGTTCGTCGAGGTCGGCAGGTTTGCGTGCAAACGGCAGGCGGACGCTCAATTCTTCGACGTGGAGGCTCTGGCCTCCAAACTGCAGGGTACGTTGGGTGCGTTCGATGGTGATGGTCATGGTGCTCATGGCGGTTCTCCTGGTGTGGCGTCGTTAATCACGACACCTGTATGAACGCGCTGGTGGGGAGAGAAGCCAAGCTATTCATGGATCTTCTCCCCATCTTCTTTCAGGCGATGCGGTAGATCCGCTCGCCGCCCTGGGGCTTGTCCGAGACGATGTTCAGGCCCAGCTTTTTCTTGAAGGCTCCGGCGAAGGTGCCGCGCACCGTGTGTGCCTGCCAGCCGGTGGCGGTGCAGATCTGGCCGATGGTTGCGCCCTCGGGGCGTTGCAGCATCCGGATCACTTCGGCTTGCTTGCTGTTCTCGCGTGTGCGCGGCTTGACCCACGTTGCTTCGGCGGCGGTTACGGTGGCTTCCAGTTCGGGATCGCTCGCGGCCGCAGGCGCGCCTTCAGCGTTAGCGATGATCCGGTCGAGATTGGCTTCGAACTGACCGATGCCCTTCCTGTTCACGTCGGGACGCGGAATGCCCAGGGCGTCGTAGCCCTCCGCAGCGACAAACCAGTCGGCGCCGTCGGAGGTGATCAGTGCGCGGTTGAAAAGTCCGTCGAGCACCTTCTTGCGTGCGCCGCCTTTGATGTTGTCGGGGAACCAGTCGATCTTGCCGCTGGTGTGCTCAACAGCGTGGGCCAGGATCGCGTGCTGTGCTGGGGTCAATTGGGTGGTGGTCATGTCTTGCTCCTTCGATGTGGTGGACGGTGATGTGATGAACGCGCTGTTCCCAAGTGAAGCCAAGCGCTTTCTGCTTGGCTTACAGGGTTCGCAATCAGGTGTTGGCCTTTTCCGACTGCGTGGCTTTGCGGCCCTGCTCGACACCGGCGTTGAAGGCTGCTTCGAGCGCATCGCGCAAGCACCAGACCGCCACGTCGTGGAAATCGAGGCTGTCCGAGCGGCGGGTTTCCAGGGTTTCGATGCCCAGCTTGTTTTGCGCGATCTGGGTCAGGAGTTGTTCGAGCTTGCTCATGTCCGTGTCCTTTCATGGTGTTGATGACGAACGTATGAACGCGCTGTTCCAGATGGAAGCCAAGCTCAATCCGCAGGCGAATTTGGCAAATGAGCGAACAAATGATTGAAGGTGCCCCGAAGGGGAGATATGGGTATTTCGATTCGTGCCTACGCACGCCACCGAGGGGTGTCCGATGCGGCGGTGCGCAAGGCCATCGCTGCGGGGCGGATCACGCCGGAGGCAGACGGAACGATTGATGCCGAGCGCGTCGACCGGGAGTGGGCACGCAATTCCGATGCGCCGCGCAATGGCACGGCCACCCGCGCGGTAAAGGTCGCCGTACCGGAAGCCAGTGGCACCACGGGTGATGGGCCAGCGGCATTGCCAGCAGGCGGCACGTCCTTGCTCCAAGCGCGCACGGTCAACGAAGTGGTCAAGGCACAAACCAACAAGGTGCGCCTGGCCCGTCTCAAAGGCGAACTGGTAGATCGGCCACAGGCCATCGCCCATGTTTTCAAGTTGGCGCGATCCGAACGCGACGCGTGGCTCAACTGGCCCGCGCGCATCTCAGCACAGATGGCAGCCAAGCTCGGCGTCGATCCGCACACGATGCACATCGCCCTGGAGGCAGCGGTGCGCGAGCACCTGCAGGAACTGGGCGAGATGCGCCCAAGGGTGGATTGATGGACATGGACTACGAAGGCGCTGCCGAGATCGAACGCGCGTGGCGCGAAGGACTGACGCCCGACCCGCTGCTCACCGTGTCCGAATGGTCGGATCGCCACCGGATGCTCTCCAGCAAGGCTTCCGCCGAGCCCGGGCGCTGGCGTACCAGCCGCACCCCGTACCTGAAGGCCATCATGGATTGCCTGTCGCCGACCTCAGCGGTCGAGCGCGTGGTCTTCATGAAAGCGGCGCAGCTTGGCGCGACCGAGATGGGATCGAACTGGATCGGCTACGTCATCCACCACGCGCCCGGGCCAATGATGGCTGTGTGGCCGACGGTGGAGATGGCCAAGCGCAACTCCAAGCAGCGGATCGATCCGCTGATCGAGGAGTCGTCCGCGCTGGCTGAACTGATTGCACCGGCGCGCAGCCGGGATTCCGGCAACACCATCCTGGCCAAGGAGTTCCGGGGTGGCGTGCTGGTGATGACCGGGGCCAACAGCGCGGTCGGGCTGCGCTCAATGCCGGTGCGGTATCTGTTCCTCGACGAGGTCGACGGCTATCCGTTGGACGTCGAGGGCGAAGGCGATGCGATCTCGCTGGCCGAAGCCCGTACACGCACCTTTGCTCGGCGCAAGATCTTCATCGTTTCGACGCCGACAATCTCAGGGGCGTCGGCTATCGAGCGCGAGTACGAGGCCAGCGACCAACGTCGCTACTTCGTGCCGTGTCCGCATTGCTCGCACCGGCAGTGGCTGCGCTTTGAGCAACTACGGTGGGATAAGGGCCAGCCTGAAACCGCCGCCTACATCTGCGAGTCGTGTGACACCGCGATTGCCGAGCATCACAAGACGTGGATGCTGGAACACGGTGAATGGCGCGCGATGATCACCGATGGCGCGGGCAAGACGGCAGGCTTTCACCTGTCGTCGCTGTACAGCCCGGTGGGCTGGCGCAGTTGGCGGGAGATTGCCGCTGCCTGGGAAGCCGCCGTCAGCAAGGAATCAGGATCAGCAGCCGCCATCAAGACCTTCAAGAACACCGAGTTGGGTGAAACCTGGGTCGAGGAAGGCGAAGCGCCGGACTGGCAACGGTTGGTCGAGCGCCGAGAGGACTACCGCGTCGGTAGCGTGCCGCAAGGCGGTCTGCTGCTGGTCGGCGCGGCCGATGTACAGAAGGATCGCATCGAGGCATCGGTTTGGGCCTTCGGGCGCGGCAAGGAGTCGTGGCTCATCGAGCATCGCGTGCTGATGGGTGACACCGCCCGCGACACGGTGTGGAAGCGCCTCGCTGAAATGCTGGCTGAGAACTGGACACACGCCTCGGGCGCGGCGATGCCCCTGGCCCGCTTCGCACTGGATACCGGGTTTGCCACGCAGGAGGCCTACGCCTTTGTGCGGGCTTGTCGCGATCCGCGTGTGATGGCAGTCAAGGGTGTGCCTCGCGGTGCAGCCTTGATCGGCACGCCGACCGCCATCGATGTCTCGCAGGGTGGCAAGAAGCTGCGCCGTGGCATCAAGGTGTACACGGTGGCAGTCAGCATCGCCAAGCTGGAGTTTTACAACAACCTGCGCAAGAGCGCAGATGTTGGCGAGGATGGATTGACCACGGTGTTCCCGGCCGGGTTCGTCCATCTGCCCAAGATCGACGCCGAGTTCATCCAGCAACTCTGCGCGGA